CCATAGTAGGAAAATTAAACTTATGATACACATATACATATGTTTCACATTTAGGACAACTTAAATTACTAACGATATCATAATCGTCTCCTTCTTCTCCATCATGGTCTCCCCCATGTATCAGTTCCGTTCCACAGTGTAAACACTTCATTTATAATACTCCTTGTGCTTCGTTTTCAAAATTATCTTCAAAAGGATTATCTATTTGTGACATTCTACCAGACTTTTTATCATAATGCAAGTAAGAACATACACCTGTTTCTCCTGTGTATCTATTTTTTAAAATACGAATTGTTGTAGTACAAGCAATTACTTCATCATCTGATTGTTGATTTCTTTCTAAAGCAATAACACTATCAGATAAATGTGCAATACTGGCACTACCTCTCAAATGAGATAGAGTAACTTCTTTTCCGTTCTCGTGACCTAAGTCTCCTGATGGTCTCCTAAGATGTGATACTAATAATAAACCAACTCCTGTCTCTTCTACAAGTGAACGTAGCTTAGTCATCAATACATCAATAGACTTTCTTTCATCTCCATCATCTTGTCCACTAACTAAGATAGATAAGTGGTCTAAGAATATCCATTTACAATCCAAAGACTTTGCCATATATCGAACCCTGGATAGTATCTCATCATTACCTATAGAACCAAAGTGGTCAAAGGCAAAGAACCTACCAGAACCTATTGTTTCTTTTTGCCATTTGTTTAACTGTTCTCTAGCGAATTGATTTCGTATCTCTTTGATATACAATCTTTGATTCGCCTCAACAGACATAATAGTAAATGCAGTATTCTTTGTGCTTTCTTCCAATGCTAATATTCCTATGTTGTCATTAGAGTTTTTTAGAATGTGGTGCATCAACTCACGCATGATAGAAGACTTGCCCATACCGGCACCAGAAGTAAATGTAACTAACTCTCCTGTTCTCATGCCATATGTTTTTTCATTCATGGCACTCCAAGGATAAGGTATCGTTTCACAATACTCCTCTTCATACAACTCATCTCCTAACTTTGCTAAGTTTACTATGCCAGCCGGTGTGTATGATTCTGCACTCCACCAATCTTGAACAAAGTCTTTTGCTTTACCCATCTTTAAATATTCGTTAGGGTCTTTGTAGTCCAGTCTAACTATCTTACATTTGTTTGGTTCAAATAATTGTGCAACCTTTTGTGATGCTTCAACACCAGGTTTATCTGTGTCAAAACATACCACCACATTTTCAAAACTATTTAGATATTCTAAGTGTTGCTTACAATTCTGCACAGCACTTTGAACTCCATTCTTGATTGATACTACTGCCCATTTACTTCCTAACATTTCGTACACAGACATGGCATCTATCTCTCCTTCAACGATAGTAATATATTTACCACCAGACTTGAATAAGTTTTGTCCAAACAGTAAGGCATCTCCTATGTTGCCTTGAGACCATATTTTTTTTCCTTCTACTTGTCTCACCTTTGTGGCAACATGGCTACCATCTGAATTAAAATATTCATAGTAATGATGTGTTATCATTGAACCATCTTGTCTTATCTTTGTTCGATACTTTCTGGCAGTTTGTTCTGATATTCTTCTATCAGTAATACTACCATAGTCTCCGGTGCTAGTTATTCTATTCTGCATATCTACCACCTCTCCTGTTTTTTGGAATCCTGTTTCCATTTTTGCCTCTCCTACATTATTAAATCTTTTGTTACATGAAAAACAGAAGGCATGTCCATCAGCATGTATGTTATATCCTTTGCTTGATTCACCACAAGGGCATTGTCCTCTGCTTATCCATTTACTTTGCATCACATCATACCTAATGTATTAGTTACACCTATAACTACATAGATAGCTGTGTATATTAATAAATATTCTAATCCTATCATTTATATTCCTTTCTATATTATTTAAAAGTATAATAAAACATCATAATAAATATATATAATATCCATAAGGATAATAATAAAATAAATATATTAATTATTATATTTAATATTATATTAATATATTTAGATATTATACTGAATATTTTATACTTGTCAATCAAAATCTTTTAAACTATTTTTATAAAGTTTTTCCGCTGAATCAATATCAAAACCTATGCTATTTTTACAATCCAATTTCGCATACATTCTGGCTTCTTCATTAGAGCAACCTTCTTTTTTGTACTCCTTAAATAACTTTCTGTAGAGTCTTTTCTCATCTTTATCCCAAAGATTACTCATTGTTTTCTCCTAACTAAAAAAAAAAAAAAAAAATAAACTTACAATTAATAATAAGGGAAACATATTATTAATCCATAAAAATTTAATTTTCTTGGGTTTTTTAAACCACCGACCAGTGGCTCTTAATCTTCTTTCTCTATCACTACTCATCTTTTAAATGTTCTGCATCTGGCATCTCTGCATCTCCTAACCAAACACCATCAGAGTTATTTGTAATATTTTTACCATTATCTTTTTTTATTCCTAACTCTCTACGCAACTTATAGTTCTCATCATTTAATTGTTTTATTCTAATGTGAGAATTTTTTAATTGTTCTTGTAAATCTTTTACATTTTTTTCTAATATATTTATTACTACTGGGTCATACATTTTTTTCTCCTATCTCCTGGTTAATATATATGCTAATAGTACGATAAACATTCCTACTACTATGCCTCCTAAAAAATAATATAGTATATATATTTCCGCCATTAGTGTATTCTTTCTATAGTGACACCATTATCCATAGCGAAGTTTATATCAACTCCCCACTCCACTAATTCTTCTAGTGCCTCCTCTTCTGTTTTAAATTTTAATAATTTATTTTTATTATCAACTAACTGGTCAATGGGAAATGATTCTGTCCATTTACATTTACTATTCCATTTACCAAAATCAAATCTATGATGTGTTATTATGAACATTTTTATCTCGCTTTCTGTCATACTTCTTTTTGCTTTTGACAATCCTTTGCCTATATCTTGTGTCAAGTAAATTTTTTGCCACAATATTTGGTACTCTAACTATAGGTTTTATTTTATTCATAGTATTCCTATAGCCATTATACCATACATAATCATTCTGTGCAACTATTCAATAAGTTATGATAATAAGTCCATAATCTTCTATCTGTAGGGTGTACCTCTCCAGTAACTCTCCACCATTCTTCAGACTGTTTCCAACCTTTGTAATACCTATCTTCAATAGCATCTATTCTTTTTTTTATTTCTTTATAATTTAATTTACTCATCTTTATCTCCTGATATAGCACCTATCTTTCCTTTGAAAGGTATCACCTTACCAGTAGGTTTAGTCTTCTCCACAAGCTTTATATCAGGTTTAAATCCTACATCATCTCCAAAGAAAAACTCCTCTAGTTCGTGGAATCCTCCTATGTGTAGAAAGATTTGTGGTACAGTTTTATGTCCGGCTTTTTTAAATCTCCTAACTTTCTCCGCAGTATCTAGTTCTCTTTCTTCGTATGTTTCTCCGGCTTCATCTAGTAAAGACTTTGCCTCTGCACAATAGATGCAGTTCTTTTGTGTATATATAATATATTTAATCATCTTTATACCTCATAATTTAATATTAATTCTTCATCTTTTTTTATCTTCCTAGAAGTAAACACATTGTAAACTATATAGTTATCCCATTCTTGTGTCACTTCTAAATAACAGTTAGGGTCATCTCCATGATTTAAAAATCCTCCTAGTGGTGTTCTAATATAATCTTGTATCATAGGCACTTTAATATGTGTACTTCCTAAATCTACCTCTGAATCTAAATCTTGTGATGCAAATATACCATGCCCTTCTATATCGCTTTCGTGTATATATACTTCTTCAGGTAAAGGTTTATAGTAGAATCTATTGTATCTAACTTTCATCTTCTTCCTCCTCGTATATGTCCCAAGTTAAAACACATTTATCATTTTGTATTTCATCTATAAGTTTCTGTTTTGCTATTTCTTTTGCTTTATCTGTAAGTTCTGTAAATCCTTCTACATGAACTCCTGAATCTATATATACATCAATACCTTTAATCATCTGCTAAATCCTCCTCTCCTTCTGTAATTTGAGAATCTGAATTACCAAACTCATTACCATGATAAGTAAGTATTGCAATAGCACCATCATCTAATGGAATTTTATGTGTTGTTTCTTCTTCATTTAAATCTATACATGTTTGAACTTCATACATAGCATCATGCACTTCATCTTTTGTTAATTTTCTATCACACTCTATAGTATATCTTCGTGTATCTCTTGACCATTCTTCAAATCCATATGTGTATTTACTCATCATCTTCCTCCACTTTGCTTGGGTCAAATGCCTCTGGGTCTGTATGGCATACATAATCACTATGCCAAAATTGTGTGTACTTACCTTTATCATGCCCATGTTCTCCTATGCCACCTTTTTTCTTTAAATCAAAATGATTAATAGCAGTATGAAAAGCATCTTGTAATCTTAGTATATCTCCTAGATGTATATACTCCCACGCACCTTCGTTGATTGTATCGTCTATTGCTTTTAATTTATTAATTAAGTTTAATGTTACTTCATCTATCTTTGGTTTACTTTTGTTTGTCATAATATTTTTCCTCTATTGTTTTTAATATGTTAGAACTTTGGTTCATATAATTCTCCTTGTTGTATTAATAATTTATAATGTTTTTCTAATGCTGTCAAGTGCTTTGCCTCTTCGTGTCTTCCTTCCCATTCAGCATCAGATAACTTTCTTATAGTCTTCTTCAGCTCTTCTTGAATATCTATTAAGTTTTTGTCTATCATTTTTATTCTCTCCTACAAATTTATTTAAATATTTATTTACAAAATCTTCTATACCTTTACTGTGATAAAACTTAACAACACCTTTACCAGTTATTTGCCTCCAACGACCAGTGGTGTAACAGTATTGATATTTCTTATTTTGTTTATTAAATATAGTTATATAAGTATTACTATTTCTAGTATCTTTAAATTTAATATTATTCTTTCTAAGATATTTAAAAACATATTCTATATCTTCATTCGTATCTCTTCTTAATCCACCATTAGACCAATAGTAATCACTCATATATAACTCTCCAGTATGTTTTAAATTCTTGGTTCTCTCCATAAAAATCTGAAATCCAAGTGCCGGTTCTTAAATAATATTTCATTTCTTTTATATATGCTTTTCGATAATGATATTCTGATATCGCACCTTTAACATTATTTTTCATAGCTCTTTTTAAGAAAGGTAACTCTTGTTCGTTAGAAAATATCCAATGTAAAACTTTATCTTCTGACAAATAATAATCTTTACCTTTATCTATTATTATTTTATGCGTCATCTCTATCCTCCTTTGATTCATACTTAACAAACTTTAATTTCATTCTATCATCTGGGTCTGGATATGGAAAACCAAAATGCTCCCATAGTTCCTGACACTCATCTCCATATATCCAACCCCAAGTAATTTTAGGTTTCTTTTTTATTTTCTTTTTAGCTTTTGTTGTCATAACTGTTTCTCCTGCAAAATTCCTAATACTGAATAAGTGTATTGTATATTTTCTTTCTTGTCAACATATACAATATTATTGTTATCTTGATATGTAATTTCCATATCGCAACCTAGCATTTTCCATAGGCCTTGATGTAAATCCCAATGTTCTTTTAGTGTTAATTTTTCAGTCATCTATTTTACTCCCCATATAAAAACTTCCTAATCCTAGTGCTATCATAATTGCACCAAAAACTAAACTGTTATTATCAGTAGTATTTGATAGTACACTAATACCTGACATAAATAATACACCTCCTAAAAAATAAAAACAATAATTCATTTCTTTAACTCCTCTCTTTACAAAATAAATTTACTGATAATACATCAACCATATAAGAAAGATTCTGTAGGTCTTTACCTAAATCAAAGGTAATATAATCTTGTTGTTCCATTTCTTCTATCTTCCTTTCAAGGTCTAATACAGTTTGTTTTAATTTATCTATTTGTTCTTTTGTTAACTTCACTTATTTAACTCCTTCCTTGCCATATCAATTAGTCGCAGTAACTTAAATAAATCTTTATTTAAATCATAGTCCTCTGTGTTTAGCTGATACTCTTCAGTCTGCATCTCCTCTAACTTCTCCTCTATATCATCTAGTATAGATTCAAGTTTAGTCTTTTGTACTTGTCTTAACTTCATTTTATTATCCTTTATATTGTATATCAATCTATCTCTTAAACTTAATACCATATTAACCATTCATTATTTTATCTAGTGATTCGTATTTGTGATGTTTCTTTATAGCTTTTACTACATACTCTTCTAAAGTTACTAACCCCACTCCTACAAATCCATTTGCTTTAATAATAACATCTATAACTTCTGATATATCTACCTTGTTATCTTTTAAAAAATCTAGTATTAATTGTTCTTTATCAGTTAGTTTATCTATCTGCATTATATTATCTCCTTTAATATTTTTACTGCCTCTACTTTTATTATATCTTTACATTTTAATATTCTAACTTTTTTTCCTCCTTGTATCTTCCAACCTTTTTCTAAATGATGAAGGTGTGAAGTACAATAATTATTTTCTCTGGCAAACTGTGTTAAATTTTTTACCACTTTTATTTCACCATTATTAAAAGTTATTTTTCTAGGCAATCCAGCAAATCCATTTTTTTCTCCTGAAACTTTTTGTCTAACTCTTTCTTTCACTTCTTCATTATCATAATTATTTTCTCTCATTTTTCTTTGATACTCTGGGTCTTTGTGTATTGCACTATGAAATTTACTTTTTTTCTTTTTTACTTCTGGATTATCATAATTACATTTACGCATCATTTCTTTATATTTTGGGTCATTATAATCCGCACTAAAATCACCACCAATATTAACATTATAATACCTACTCCAACATTTTTCTTTTCTATTTAACAAAAGTTTAGTTTCTAATTCATACATATCCTCATCTATACCCCAAGCAATAATTCTTCTTCTAACTCCCTTTGGTATACTATCACTTTTAAACTGTTGCCACCTCTTAGAAGAATGAGTATATCCGTCATCAGGTGTACCTTTATGTTTGCCTAGATAAAACATTTTATTATTAGAATCATACCAAATATAAATAAAAGATTCTTTATTCATTATGCACTCCTACTTTCATTCAATAAATCTTGTTGCTCATTACAATATCTATCTTTATCTTCTTCATCTTTAGCATACTTGTTAAACTCCTGAAGTTCTTTTATTCTATCATCTAATAACTTTTGTATGGCAAGATTTAACTGTTGCTCTTTACTCCTAAGTAAAACAATAGCTTGCTCTATCTCTCCTAATTTTTTAGATATTTCTAAACTTATGTTTGTTACTTTTTCTAAACTTTCTTTCATTGTTATTGTTTCAGATATCAATTTTATTCTCCTTGTTATGTAAATATTCTTCTTCCGTTTCTGCTTTTGAATTTAATATATTTTGCTACTCATCAAAGTATATTGTTTCATCTAGCGGTACTGTAAGTTCTCCAAAGTCTTTCCTAAATTCATATAATTTTTTATTAAGTCTATGTATTCTTTTGTCTTGCCAACTTGTTTTCAATCGCTACCTCCACTCCACCAATCAGGCTCTCTCCTAATATATCTTTCAAACTTTTTATTTACTATATCATCTTTCAATTCTTTTATACTCCTAAGTAATGCTACATTATCTACTTGCACAAACTCATCAGTATATTTATCATTAATATTTTTATATAACCAAAAAGTAATATGGTTAAGTATTGTATTTAAGTCTTTGATTGTAAACTTTTTTTCAAGTTCTTCTATGACATCATTCATTTTATTTTCTTTTAAATTTTCATTGTGTATATTACTCATCTTACCTCATCTAATGTAGCATTATTATAATTACTTTCTTTTAAATCTAAATCACCTTCATAATCGCCAGTTAATAATTTTTCTCTTGCCTCTTTCTCACTCTTAGCTTTTATTACATAACTAAAACTACAAGGCACAGTAAAATAAAAATCAAATTCTTTCATTTCTTATTCTCTATGGATTCTGCTAAATCTAATGAATTATTATTAACTTCATTAAATTTAGAAATTTGTTGTAGTTTATTTTCAATAGCATTTAGTATTGTGTCCTCTAACTCCCAAGAATGTTTATGCTCATCTAACTTAATAACTATATGTTTTAACTTAGTGGGAAACGTATTTATAATATCAAAAGTAATTGCTGATGCAATCTCGTTCTTAGTATCATTATCATTTATATCAACCATATTATCTCCTAAAAATTCTTTACTATTAATTGTGTTATAACCTATCTTTATTAATAAATCAATAGCTCTATCATAACTTATTTTCTTTTCTTTATAATCAGTTTGTATCGCTATCGCCCATTCTATTAAATATCCGCTACTGTTACACATAGCACTTATAGAGGTAGAGTAATAAGGGAGGGTAAAAACTCTACCTTTATAAATGCTACTGCTAGTTTCTTTAACCTATAACTAGCAAAATAGGTCGAGGTGTTTTTATTGTTCATCTTTTTTAATCTTATTATTCATACCCTCTAACACTTTTTTTCTATGTTCTCTCTTATTCTCTTCAGTAAAATGATTGTTGTAATAATGGTGGTTGTTTGCTTTAGGATTACAAAATTCTAAATTATCAACATCATTATTTAAACTATCATTATCTTTATGGTTAACGTGTAAACACTCTCTTAAAAATATTTTTA